TCGTTCAGCTCTAATGTATAATGTAATACTGTATATCCTTCTTTTACTGCATGGGCGCCTACATTCATCAAGGCCCATGACTTGCCTATACCAGCCGGGGCAACCATTACGCCTAGTTCCCCTTTGCCTAGGCCGCCTGAAGTCAAATCATTAATAACTTCCCAAGGAGTTTCTAACGGGTATCTTACCGACTCGCTATAACGCTCTTCCATAGACGATAAATAGTCGTGTCCGATCTCTTCATCAGCTCCAGCTTTCATTGCATCATCAACTGCAACTTTAATACCGTCATAGTTGCCATCCTTAAGCATCTCAACCGACTTAAGGATTGCCTTCTTAATTTCTTGATTCTTGCAAAAGTCTAACGCCTTATCTTTGATATATTCTAGGTCGTTAGAATCTGTATACTTCCATGCATCGCGTAGATGTGATACAACTGATTCTTTTAGTACGTCATTATCTTCATTGTCTAATTGGACTTTCAGTACGTCTAGTGAGGGGCTATCTCTATATTCTTTCTGGTACTCTAATATCGTATTAACTATCCACTGGTTCGCTTCTGACTCAAAATATTTTGGTTCTAGAATATCCGATATACGTTGTAGAAATGTCTTACTTGTTAATAACGATGTAATTACCTTGACCTGAAAGCTATAGCCAAATGCGCTTAATCGATCTGTCATACATCAATATAATGATTTTTTTGTTAATATCAAATAGATGCGTAAGAATTTAATGTACTAAATGAATCACGCATCCAACTATCCAAATCTTTGATAGCCGTATAAAGCTTATCTGCCATGAACCGTTTCTTGAATTCATATGCATTAAGAGATTGAATATCTCTAAGTACTATATCTCTAGCAATTGATTTAGATCGACCGTCAATATTAACCGACTTCAACTGCATTAACTCATAGTTCAGTTCTAGCAACTCTCTATTCTCTGAAATGATTGAATGTACTTTATACTTTTGCTCTGCCTGTTCTGCCAGTTCTATTAATGTATCTACGTCCAATTCATTAGGACCTGCTATCTCTGGGAACCTTTTTATCAGAGTCTTAATTCCTACACCTTTAAGACCTGGAATGTTATCAGAAGGGTCGCCGGCTATCGTTCTATACAGTAAGTAGTTATTAGAAGGAAAACCAAATTCCTCTTTCATAACCGCCGGAGTATACAGAACCTTTTTTACTGGCGACCATACATTGATACGATCGTCTACTAACTGTAAAAAGTCTCTATCAGTACTACTAATCGTAATTCTCTGGTCAGGTTGATTATAAATATCAGTTGCAATATAAGCAACAATATCATCTGCCTCTACATTATCTATTGCCAATAACGTTAATGGCAGGTCGTTAAGGTATTGTATCATACGCCCATATTGACGTTTCATACTTTCCTTTTCATCGGTCAGTGAAGCGAATTCTTGATATCGATTGAATGCTGTCTTGTTAGCTCTATTTGCTTTGTAGTCTGGATAAATATCCTTTCTACGCCGGGAGCCGCCTTTGCCGTCAAACACGACAATACACCGAGTGGGCTTAACTTGTCTAATTAAAGCAGCCAATGATTTCAAGAATCCAACTACACCTCCTACGTGGTCTCCGTCATCATTAAGAGCAGGCACGGCCGAAAATACTCGAATGAATAAATTTAGTCCATCTACAATTAGTACATGGCTATTTTTATCAGAAGTAATTCCATGGTCGCGCTCCTGCTCTACCTGATTGAATATTTCTCGTAACCGATCGTTCATTGATTAGCTTTCTTCGCCTGCAAACTCTTCATCAATCTCAATATCATCAATTCCGATTTCTTCACCTGGCTTATATTTTAAAATCCAGGCTTTGCATATTACATCATATATCTCTTGTTTTAGTGTCGGGTCATCTTCCAGCTTTTTCTGGAAGTCCTTTGAAAGGAACTTAACCTTCGTACCATCACTTCTCGTAAACGTGTACCATGCTCCGGTAGATAAAACTAGCTTGAATTGCTTCAATACATTAAGCCATCCGCCATAATTATCAATTCCAGACTCAAAGTAAATATCATAGTCGACGCTCTTTAATGGAGGGCCCATCCTATTCTTAATTACTTGACATCTAGTCTTGATTCCTATAACCTGATCTACCCCGTCTTTTTTAACTTTAATCTGTCCTACCGACTTGAGTCGAAGACGGACTGAAGCATGGAATGGGATAGCCTTTCCTCCACTTGTCGTATATGGATCTCCAAAACTAACACCTAGTCTTGTACGTAACTGGTTCGTAAAGATTAGACATATCTTCTCACGTCCTATCATATTGGTAAGCTTACGCATACCTTTTGAAAGGATGATTGCTTTACTCGTTGCATAACCGTCCTTGTCAAATTCTTTAGCCATCTCAATTTTTGTAGAGGCGCCCATAACAGAATCAACAACAATTGTTACTAGTCTATCTTTATTTGATTTTCGAACTGATTCAGTAATACTCTCAATGGCTTCGAATATATCTTCAACTGTTTCTAGCGGGACATATAACATCTTTGAAAGATCAAGCCCGATTGCTTCTAGAAATTCTCTACTAACTGCATTCTCTGTATCAATATACACTGCCAGTCCTCCTTCTTTCTGTGTATTTGCTAGGGCATGGGCCGCTAACAAAGACTTTCCAGAAGCTTCAAGTCCAGTTATCTCAGTAATACGTCCTACCGGAAACCCTCCATCGGGACGGTTTGATACTGCAAGATCAAGCATTGAAGAACCTGAACCTACCCATCCTTTTACTTCTGATGGTGAAGTGTTATCCTGTGCTAAAAAATATGCTGTCTGATACCCAGTTCCTTTAAACTTTGTATTAAGCGATTTAGCTAACTCAGAGGCCAGTTCGTCCTCTTGTTCTTTTTTTGATCTTGACATATACTATCTTGATTAATCGTTGAATAAGTCGTCAAATGCCTTACCTACATCCGATACCTTACTAACACTGTCAGCTGGTTCTTCTTTTGCGGCAGGCTCTTCAGACGTTGCGTTATCTGTCGCAGAATCATCAGCTTCCGGATCCAGCCAGTTTTCGAGAGCTTCTTTGAGTTCATCATAAGTAGGCTCTTTGAAAATCTCTGAGAGGTCTTGCTGATTTTTAGCTACCGCTTCAAGGACATTTCTATCATCTGTCATCGGGGTAACTTTCGGCTTAACACGAATCTTGGTACTTGGGTATGACCCAGGACCGGAAGAAGGTGTAAATTCTACGACTATATCACGTCCGGATTTCGGATCTGTGATATCACCATAATCTGGATCTGCTATAAATCCTAGCAATTCCTGATATACAGTCTTACCAAATCCCCAGAACTTGACTCCTTCTGATTCTTCTCCACGTACCAAGATTGGAACATATGTTCTCATCTTCGGTTCCATCTTTCTGCCTAGCTTCCATTCATCTGAGTTTCCGGATGATTTAAGCTTCTCACAGAATTCAACTACAGGGTCATCCTTGCCATACGTTATCGGAGAAAGATAATTTTTCTTTCCTAGATCGTAATGGAAATAAAGTTCTCTGAAAGGGTTTGATGTATCATACTGGTAAGGAACGATTCGAATTATCTGTTCTCCAGCTGATGGTTTCCATAGATTATTTCTACGGGAATTGGTTGTGTTTAGTTCATTAAGCTTCTGCTTAATTGCGTTTAAATCTATTGCCATTGTACTTTCTAATTTTTAATGGGTTATTCTTAATTGTTAATGTAATAACTTTCTTACAATAATCCTAATGAACCATCGAAAAAGTTACGAAAAAGTTTTTAATTGTTAATTGACAATTGTCTTAATATAAATATGCGTCACAAATCGATCCTATTCACTAATTTCAAATAAATGTGCCTCAAATCTTCTCCATTAGTTAATAGTAATGAATTCTTGTATACTTCCCAGTTAATTATAAACGTTTTATCTAATATGCCATTATTTGCTCTTCTAATTATAGTATTCAAAGCATTGACAGTATATAACGTGTTAGTATCTTTTTTACGGTGGATTGAAATAGTATTCTGAGTCCTTTTTGTTGCTGACGGCTCTACATTATATGTTACATATAGTTCAGCTGGGACATCCCTATTAGCAAATACAAATAACCTATCCTCTGATACGATATATGCATTACTAATGTAATCAATTATTAACTCTAAATCACTACTGTGCGCAAATGTGCATAACAATTGGGTTCTCACTATTCATCTCCACGAATATTTTTTACATAGCTTTCAATTGTACTCCTACAACTGAATCTTGTGCCGTTGCCTTCGGTTTTGTATTTCCAGCATCAATGTTAAATTTTGACTCAAAGATGTCCACTAATTCATTGAATGAACTATCTTTATTAATTATCAAGTAATCTTTTTGGTGATTCAATACCATAAATGAATCCCATGGTTCAGCATCCGCATAATAACGAAATTCGATAGCGGCTAGCCTAGGCAGTAACTTGGAAGCGTCGATAGTCCCATCATTACGAATACTATCATTAAATACTTCGGCTTTCAAATCTCCAGAATATCCTTTATACATGCCGTTAAATGCATCTGCATATAATGTACGAACGTTATCAGCTGTCAGCTTTTTACTACCTACCAAATCTTTAAAGTATTCATCTGATAATGATTCCTTGCCTGACTTGTAGTACAACTGCATAAGATTACTACCGGATTTATAATCTATGAATCCAGCTGGTAAATTACTTCCATATGCTGTTTCAATATGTTGAAATATCTTCTGAGCTACATCATAACCTATCCCGTAGCCAGACTGTCCTCTCATTCTAAATCCAGAACGTTTCGTCTGAGTTGATTTAAGTTCAATTTCAATATTGCCAGCTCCTACATCTCCTTTAGATGGTACGTGGCCGCCACGTAATATAACACGCAGCATATTTTCTCCAGCGCCTACATTAACTCCTCCTACTGCAGGACGGTAATTATATAGCCAATCTGCATATTCATTACTAAAACCTACCTTATCAATAAACGTTTGTAGATTTCCTTCTACGCCTAGATCTTCATATGGTATGCCTGTAGCATCACTCGTTACAAGGCTTTGTAGTTCTTGGTAACTATCAAACTCAACAGCCTTATCAAATAACATACGCGATGTCTTTGAATCGAACCGACGACCTTCCAGGCTTTTAATAACACTGGTCTGAGCAGTCGCGCTGTCAATAAGTCTCGAAATATATGATATTAGCTTGTCAGGTAAGGTAGTATCTCGTATTACATTGATCAGATCATCCTTTGTATAACCTTCTGTCAATAACGTATTAGAAGGCGGTTCATCTTCTTCAATTAGTTGCTCATAAATCAAACTTTCAGCAATTACTGTACTATCATCTTTAGCAATTTCTTCTACCGTAGTATCAGTAGGTTCCCGATCCACTGTGATATTGAATTCTGTCAATACCTCTTGTAATACGGCCAACTCTGCTTCTGTATATGGTTCCATGGCATAACCTTTTGGAAGTCTATAGAACCATTCAACTATTATCTTATCAGTAGACATCTAACTGTACTTTTTAATAAATATTACTGTATCTTGGAAGTCATGTCCATCATGTTATGGTAGTTCTGGCCAGCCGATATTTTTACTGGGAACTTACCGTTTCTAGACATCAAATTTCTAATCTTGATTAACATATCCTTTCCTTCTCTTAAATCATAATCTAACAATATAGCATCATAAGTATAAAGAACTATTTTCGTATGGGCGCCCGTCAACATCTCGTTAAGCTCATCTAACATATAAAGATTATACTCTGTCTCAGAGGCTTGTAAAATATAGTTAAATAGCTTATTAGGATTCATATCTACTAAATGTTCCTTGATCATTGGACGGCTCATTAACGGAGTACATACATAACCTTTCGTGTTAAATGTTTTCCAGGTATCATTAATATATGTCTTTGTCTTTGCAAAGAACGGTATTACTTCAAAATCTTTATCAATGCCACCATACAATAACCGGAACGTTATTGACTTAGACTGATTATATTCTTCGGCCGAAAGATCATCCTTACCGAAATAAAATCGGCCTAAATATGTATGAACTGATTCAGTGTCTGGGAATTCATATCCGATAATATCTGCTACTAGCCTAGGATGGAATGAATCATAGTCCATCTCGACTAACATACCCCGGTCATTGCCAGATATGAAAGACTTTCTACTTCCATCCTCTTTATTCAGTGCAGCATAATTCACCCCACCAAATTTGTTCGAAGGACGGCCAGTCGATGTATACAAATTATATTCAGTATACACTTTATTTATCAGATTAGGTATTTCATGAAAGCGAGATGTAAACTCAGCTCTATCTACAAATATACCATTTCTTTCTATAAGTCCAAAATTATCTATTGCTAAATGTTCATACCGTTCGAACTCCGGAGTCAGTTGTCCAGGCGTCTGTTCAAATTCTCGTCTCATTGCCTCACACCTTTCAATATGACACACGATGGGTAGCCATGCATGAGTATTTGTTTCGTTATGCCACCACTTGTTCCAGAAGTCATGAGCCGAAGTATTTGTAGCATTCAGCTCTAGCATTTTATGAGTATGCCACCAATGGAACAAATCGGCATCGTAACATTGTATTGACAACGTCTGCAAGAATCTTTTCTTGCCCAGGATAAATATATTACCTTTCGTCTTCACTTCATGCAGAAGTTCTTTATTCAAGTTAATGCAATCCGAATGCTGGAATGGTAATATATAGTAATTACTCGTAGAAAAACAGTATACATATATGAAACTTATAGACGTATCCATATAATGACGATACGGATCTACGTATGTAGGTACCCAGAACGAGTCTTCTTGAGCAACATCCTGTAAGAACTGATCAAACTGTTCTCTTGTCTCTACAATCATTCCTATTAAATTAATAAAAATGTTTCAAATAACCAAATCAAGTCTGGATTGTCAATGTAAAACCTAAGTCTTTAGTCGGGACTGGGCCGATGCCGCCTGGACCTGTACGTGTATACCATGTACCGCCTTCATATGCACTAGTACTAGTAAGCGTACCACGTATCTGGGTAACCGGGAGGATAGGTGTCCATTCCATAGTGTATATGCTAGCGTCTAAATCAACTACGCCTGGAACTGTATATACCCATTCTTGATTCGGATCGGGTAAAGTTACTATCTCATCGAATATTGTATTTCCAGCGAAGCCGGCTCCTTGTCGAATTCTAAATCTAGAATCCCCAGAGTCGTCTCTAGCGCGTCTGGACATTTGTGCGCGGACATGTATGAGCTGTCCTGCTTGTGGTACTGTAAAACTCTGACCAAGCGAACCGTTCGCGGCGGCTGTCTCATCAGTAGTACCTGTAGTCTCTCCTATAAAGTATATAGAACCATCAGGTAATAATGCAGGAGGCACGTCGCGAGGAGCT